GAGAAAAGGTGAACGATACCTTCCAAAAGCTGCGATCAAAAGTCTCAGCGCTAGTGAGTACGCTGCGACGACCAAAGCCAAGCGAGCCGGAAAAGCCGCCGGTAAACAATTCGTAGCACAGCCCAAAACGATTGCAAAGAAAACGGCAGGATTTAGATGACCACTTCAGGAACCACAGCGTTTAACCTTGACCTCACTGAGTTGGTTGAGGAAGCGTTTGAACGCGCCGGTTCGGAGTTGCGTACGGGTTACGACTTACGTACAGCCCGCCGTTCATTGAATTTGATGTTTGCTGACTGGGCAAACCGCGGTGTCAACATGTGGACGTTTGAGCAGGGGACAATTAACCTGACTCCGGGTCTGAACAACTACGCACTACCCGTAGATACAGTGGATCTACTTGAGCATGTGATTCGCACAGGTGCGGGTAGCGCATCCACGCAGTCTGACCTGACCATCACGCGTATCAGTGTTTCTACTTACGCCACGATCCCCAACAAACTGCAACAAGCCCGTCCTATTCAGGTGTGGTATCAGCGTTTGGATGGCCAGACTTCTTCTATTGGCACCACGCTTAACGGCGGTATTACGGCCACAGATACAACAATCACATTAACTTCGGCGGCGGGACTCCCAGCTACAGGGTTCTTGTTGATTGAGTCTGAGACTATCCAATATGGCTACATCTCTGGCAATGTGCTTAATAACTGCTTCCGTGGGCAAAACGGCACGACTGCTGCAACGCACTTAACAGGCGTGTCTGTATTCACGCAGAATCTGCCCTCTGTGACCCTCTGGCCAACCCCAGACAGTAGTGCAACATACCAGTTTGTGTACTGGCGCATGCGCCGTATTGATGATGCTGGCGGGGGTGTACGCACGATGGACGTACCTTTCCGCTTCCTGCCCTGTATGGTGGCAGGTTTAGCTTATTACTTGGCTCTTAAGATTGAGAATGGCGCTGAGCGCCTACCTGTCTTGAAACAACAGTACGATGAAGCTTGGCAGTTGGCTTCTGATGAAGATCGTGAGAAGGCTTCGGTTCGTTTTGTTCCACGTCAGATGTACATAAACTAACGGGTGCGTAAATGGGCAATCGCTTTGCATCCGGTAAGAACAGTATCGCCATGTGCGATAGGTGCGGCCAACAGTTTAAATTGACGGCTTTGAAAAAAGAAGTCATCAAGACAAAGCTTTACAATTTGATGGTGTGCCCAGTGTGTTGGGATCCAGATCAGCCGCAGTTGCAGTTGGGTATGTACCCAGTGGATGATCCACAGGCAGTGCGTGATCCCCGCAAGGACACAACGTACGTTACGGCAGGCGTTAACGCTAGTGGCAGTTTGACTGGCGGTTCGCGGGATATTCAGTGGGGTTGGAACCCTGTGGGCGGAGCCAGTAATTTTGATGTTGCTTTGACACAGAATTACTTGGTGGCAACAACAAATGTTGGTACAGTTACAGTAACAGTTACTTAGGAGTTAGTTATGAAAGACATGACACAAGACAAGAAGATGGTGAAGTCCGCCATCGGTAAGCACGAGAAGAATATGCACCCGGGCAAAGCGCCTACAAAGCTTGCCAAGGGCGGTAAGACCAATGAGATGATGATGCAGTATGGTCGCGGTATGGCCAAAGTTAAGAATCAGGGGAAATAACATGGCCAAGGTTAACAATTTACCCGCTTCGGCGTACGCTAAGCCACACACCATGAGTGGCGCGCCTGTTGTTGCGTCTACAAACCCCGGTTCTGGCGTCAATCGCAGTAAAGCCGACACCGTTAATATGAGCGTTGGTAACATCAGCAAAGCTGCTGGTAACGAAACTACTAAGACATCCGGTATCGTCACCCGTGGTAACGGCGCGGCGACCAAAGGCACGATTGCTCGTGGGCCAATGGCGTAAAGTATGAATTACACTGAACTCAGCAACGCGATCCAAGCGTACACGGAGAACACGGAAGCAGATTTCGTGACTAATATCCCCGTGTTCGTTCAGCAAGCTGAAGAGCGTATATTCAACTCGGTACAGTTTCCGTCTTTGCGCAGTAACGTGACAGGGGTGATGACTACAAACAACAAGTACTTACAGTGCCCCACGGACTTTTTGGCGGTGTATTCATTGGCGGTTATTAACGCCAGTGGTGAGTACGAGTACTTGTTAAACAAAGACGTTAACTTTATCCGGCAGGCGTACCCACAGCCCACAGACACAGGAATTCCTAAGTACTATGCGCTGTTTGGCCCGCGTTCGGATAACGCGGCAGAGTTAACTTTTATTCTTGGCCCAACACCCGACGCGGGATACAGTGCTGAGCTTCATTATTTCTTTTACCCACCAAGCATTACTGTTTCTCCCTATACTTCGTGGCTGGGTGATAACTTTGACCCCGTGCTTTTGTACGCATCTTTGGTTGAGGCTTACACCTACATGAAGGGCGAACAAGATATGATGACTCTGTACAACCAGAAGTTCATGGAAGCTCTTGCGTTGGCCAAGCGTTTGGGTGATGGTATGGAGCGTCAAGATGCTTACCGTTCTGGGCAGTTCCGTCAGAAGGTAACTTGACATGTCAATCATCCAGACCCAGACCACAAGTTTCAAAGCAGAGCTTTATCAAGGCATACATGACTTGACAACTGACGTGATTAAGATTGCCCTGTACACAGCTTCTGCTAATTTAAACGAAGACACAACGGCGTATTCAGCTACGAACGAAGTAGCTAATACAGGCACTTACGTTAATGGCGGGGCAATACTAACGCCTATTACGGTATCATCTTCTGGATACACAGCTTTCGTAAGCTTTCCAAATATCTCGTGGACTGGGGCAATCACGGCTAGATGCGCGTTAATCTATAACGATACCGTTGCCGGTAATCCATCCATAGCTGTTTTGGACTTTGGGTCTGACAAAACATCGACAACCACGTTTACAATCACCATGCCCGCAAACACCGCTACGGCGGCTCTTATCAGGAGTTCAAATTGATTACTACGACCAAAGGCGAAATGGACGAATCATTGCTTGAAAAGCGTGAAGGAACCATTGATAATGATAACGAAACTACCACATGGGTGGAGTATTGGTTAGAGGGTGAATTAGTTCACCGTTCGGCGCACGTTCAACTAAAACGTGCAGTTGTTAGTTTTGGCGAAACCGCTGAATTTTAAGGAAAAATCATGGCAAATACACAAGCAATGACCACTTCATTCAAGGTCGACTTATTTAATGCAGTTCATGCGTTTAACGGTACGGGCGTCCCTGCGCACACAGCATCAACTGCTGATACGTTTAAGGCGGCTTTGTACACGGCGGCAAGCTCTTTGGGTGCTTCAACAACGTCGTACACGGGTGCAGTAACTGAAGTATCTGGAACAGGTTATACCGCTGGTGGTGTAACTGTTACGTTTGGTACCGCACCAAGCAGTTCTGGAACAACATCGTTCTTAACGCCTTCTGCAAGTATCACATACACAACAGTTACACTGTCTACTTCGTTTGATGCAATGCTTTTGTATAACGACACAAACTCAGGCAAAAAATCTGTGGCTGTTTACACGTTCACGGCTCAAACAGTTGCTGCTGGTACGTTTTCACTGACTATGCCAACTAATGATGCAACGACCGGATTGCTGCGAATTGCGTAATTGATAAGTCATGTCCACAGCATGGGGCGCAGGCACTTGGGGTAGTAATACTTGGGGCGGTAGTCAAAATGCGCTCACAGGTGTATCAGCCACGGGCGCTGTTGGGACAGTTGCTTTAGTAATTTCAATTGCGCTAACCGGAGTAGCAGGTACAGGTTCTGTCGGGACAGTTAGAGTTGCAGAAAGTGTAGCTCTTACTGGCGTAGCAGGTACTGGCTCAGTCGGGTCAGTAGGAGTTGCAGAAAGTGTTGCTCTTACAGGGGTATCTGCTACGGGTCAGGTGGGCAGTGAAGGAGTTGCAGAAAGTGTTGCTCTTACTGGAGTAGCTGCTACTGGCTCAGTTGGATCGGTTGGGGTTGCAGAAAGTGTTGCTCTTACAGGCGTGGCAGGTACAGGCCAAGTTGGATCAGTGGGAGTTGCAGAAAGTGTTGCTCTTACGGGTGTATCAGGTACGGGTTCTGTTGGATCAGTAGGAGTTGAGGAAAGTGTTGCGCTAACCGGTGTAGCCGGTACAGGTTCTGTTGGGTCGGTTGGGGTTGCGGAAAACGTTGCTCTTACAGGCGTGGCAAGTACAGGCCAAGTTGGATCGGTTATTTATAGTGCATCAGCCGCAATATCTGGGGTGTCTGGTACAGGCTCAGTTGGTACACTAAATATTGAAACATCGTTGTCAGGGGTATCTGCTACTGGGGCGGTAGGTTCCGTTGGAGTAGGTAGACAGCTTTCTGGGGTATCTGGTACAGGATCGGTAGGAACCGTTGGAACCGGGTTACAACTTTCCGGCGTAGCGGGTACAGGTTTTGTTGGATCGGTGGGAGTTGAGGAAAGCGTTGCTCTTACAGGTGTATCTGCTACGGGTCAGGTAGGCACTGAAGAAGTTGTAGAAAGTGTTGTCCTATCCGGTGTAGCGGGTACAGGCGAAGTTGGGTCGGTTGGGGTAGGTATACAACTTTCCGGCGTAGCGGGTACAGGCGAAGTGGGGTTGGTTGAAGGTGTAAAAAGTGTTGATCTCACAGGTGTAGCGGGTACCGGCGCGGTTGAATCGCTTGGTGTTGGGCAACTGTTGTCGGGTGTTCAAGCTACAGGTACGGTAGGCAGTGTAGGTGTTGGTGTAGCGCTTACGGGCGTTAGTGCAACTGGCAGTGTTGGAACGGTTACATTTACGTCTTTAGTTGCGTTGTCTGGTGTTAGTGCTACAGGTTCAGTAGGCTCTCTTAATATTGCGGTATCGTTGTCAGGAGTTTCAGCAACTGGATCGGTTGGCTCAATTGCACAGGCAATTGCTTGGAGTGTAATAGATGACACACAGACCGCAAACTGGCAGAATATCGGTAATACACAAACAGCGGCTTGGGCTGATGTTTCAACGAACTAGGAGTTAAAAATGGCATCAACATGGTCAGCACTTAAAGTAGAGTTGCAAGGGACGGGGGATAACTCGGGCTCATGGGGAACGGTTACCAACGTCAATCTGGGCGATGCAATTTTAGGTGAAGCTATTACAGGCTCTGCCACGGTAAACTTTGCAACTGATGCAGACGTCACGGTTACCCTCACTGACTCGGCTACAACTCAAGCAGCTAGAAACCTGCGTTTAAACATCACAGAAAGTTCTACTGGCATTGGTTCTGTACGTAACTTGATACTGGGTTCTGGTTGCCAGATTGAGAAGTTTTACCTTATCAATAATACAGGCACTGGAGCCAAGACAGTTAGGAACACTACAGGTACAGGCATATCTGTTCCTGCGGGTAAGGCAACGCTGGTTTACAACGATGGCACAAACGTTGTTGATGGTGCTTCCTACTTTACTTCTTTAACTTTAGGTTCCGCTTTACCCGTACTTTCTGGCGGTACAGGCGTAACAACAAGCACAGGCTCTGGCAACAATGTTTTGTCAACTAGCCCAACCTTAGTCACCCCTATCCTTGGAACACCCACAAGCGGCACTTTAACGAATGCTACAGGCTTACCAATCAGCACAGGTGTATCAGGCTTGGGAACAAACGTAGCAACTTTTCTGGCGACTCCATCAAGTGCAAACCTAGCGGCAGCCTTAACCGATGAAACTGGTAGTGGTGCTAATGTCTTTGCAAACACTCCGACATTGATAGCACCTTTACTTGGTACACCTACATCAGGGGTTGCAACAAACTTAACGGGTCTACCGTTGACTACAGGTGTCACTGGGACATTGCCTGTCGCCAACGGCGGTACGAGCCTAGCAACTCTTACAGCAAACAACGTCATACTAGGCAACGGTACATCAGCACCTTTGTTTGTAGCTCCTAGTACTGCTGGCAATGTGCTGACAAGCAATGGAACGACTTGGGCAAGTTCTGTTCCGGCAGGTGGCGGCATTTCTTATACGCCAGTCAAAACAGCAAACTACACAGCCGCAAACAATGATGGTGTTCTAACCAACACAACGGGCGGTGCTTTTACAGTTACTTTGCCTACAAGTCCATCAGTAGGTAACATTATTGTTGTCGTTGACTCATTTAGTCAGTGGGGTACAAACAATTTAACGATTAACCCTACGGCGTTGATTAAGATTGCTAATAATACGGCTGGCGACACATTGGTTTGTGATATTACGGGTATAACTGTTACGCTTGTTTACACAGGCGCAACTTATGGATGGAATGTTTCTGCACAAATTGGTGGTAATAGCGGGACAGTGGTTACACTAGCTGGCACACAGACGCTTACCAATAAAACCATTGCTTACGGAAGTAACACGTTAACTGACGTAGTAGGTGTAACAGCAACCCAGACGCTTACCAATAAAACATTAACAAGCCCAACGCTGACAACCCCTGTACTTGGAACGCCATCAAGTGGAACACTATCTGCTTGCACAGTTGACGGCACAAACAAAGTTGGCTATCAAAACATTCCGTTGTCTGGAATTAAAACGGCAAGTTATACATTGGTAGCTGGTGATGTTGGCAAGTTTATTGAACTGGGTACTGGAGGCACCGTTGTTGTTCCAGCATCTGTATTTACAACGGGTGATGCAATCAGTATTTTTAACAACACCGCAGCGTCTATTTCTTGCACTTGTTCTGCTGTAACAACAGTTTATAAGGGGGGCACAGATTCAGATATTGCTTCTTTTAGCGTGGCTACACGAGGTGTAGCTACTATCCTGTTTATTACTGCCACAGTTGCTGTAGTCACGGGTAATTTAGCATGAGTGGAATTATGCTTAATTTGGCTGGCGGCTCATTTGGTGGTGGAGTCACGCCTACAATTGATTTGCTAGTTGTTGCTGGCGGAGGTGCAGGCGCGGAACGTCATGGCGGCGGTGGTGGTGCTGGTGGCTATTTTAACCAAACAAATTTTGCTGTTGTCGCTGGCACTCCTTACAGTATCGCAGTGGGTGGCGGTGGCGGTGGCACTGGTAGTAATGGCGGTAATGGAACTAACTCTACATTTTCATCAATAACCGCAGTTGGTGGAGGCGGCGGGTTTATTTCTGGCACTTCAAACTCTGGCGGTTCTGGTGGCGGCTCCCCCGGTGGCGGCTCTGCCGGTACTGGTACTCAGCCCTCTCAAGCTGGCGCTTCTGGAACTTATGGTTTTGGTAATAATGGCGGCGCTAATAGTGGCGACTATGGTGGCGGCGGCGGCGGTGCTGGTGCAGTCGGCGGTACTGGCGGTCTTCCAAATCCGCCGGGCAACATAACTGGTGCTGGCGGTGCTGGTAAGCAATATTCAAATGGTACTTTCTATGCTGGCGGGGGCGCGGGTGCTGGTCGTGACAACTATGATACTGGCGCTGGAGGAACAGGCGGTGGAGGTGGTGGGACGCGCAGTGATCCCGGCGATGCTGGAACAGGCGGTGGCGGTGCTGGCGGTAATGACACTGGGGTTGAAGGCGGAAGTGGTGGTTCTGGAGTCGTAATTCTTCGCTATGCAGACACTTTTCTGGCCGCAACATCAACTACGGGTTCTCCAACAATTACAGTTTCAGGCGGCTTTCGCAACTATAGATGGACTGGTTCAGGTTCAATTACATTTTGAGGATAAATTATGGCTACAGTAGCACTATCAGCAATCATCACCCCTAGCAATGTTGTCACGGCAACAAGCACAAATACACTAACAAATAAAACGCTGACCTCGCCTACGCTAACAACTCCCGCATTAGGTACGCCAGCAAGTGGCGTATTATCATCTTGCACAGTTGACGGCACTGACGCAGTAGGCTTTAGAAATATTCCTGTTAATAGTCAGAGTGCGGCTTACACATTGGTCTTGGCAGATTCGGGCAAAACAATTCTTCATCCTGCGGCTGATGCCAATGCAAGGACATTTACTATTCCCGCAAACAGTTCTGTGGCTTACGCAATTGGGACGGCAATCACATTTATAAATATGACAAGCCAAGTGGTAACAATTGCTATAACGACAGACACAATGTATTTGTCTCCTTCTGGAACTACAGGCTCACGAAGTCTTGCTCAATATGGTTCTGCAACAGCTATTAAAATAACCTCGACAAATTGGCTCATCTCTGGGAGTGGTTTGACATGAGTGGCGCACTACAAGCGGTTTTTCAAAACCAACGCTCATTTGCTTCCGGAAAAACACCTACTGTTGAATATGTAGTAGTTGCTGGCGGTGGTGGCGGTGGTGGTGGAACAGCCGGAGGCGGCGGAGGCGGCGGCGGCGGTGCGGGAGGTTATAGAACTGCCACGGGTTTTGCGGTTGCATCAGGAACGCCCATCACGGTTACTGTTGGTGGTGGGGGTAATGGAGGCGGTGGTAATACTGGCACTAGTGGTAGTAATTCTGTGTTTAGCACCATTACTTCTACAGCCGGTGGCGGCGGAGGAACTCGCGCTGCCGGACTGACAGGCGGTTCTGGAGGCGGCGGCGGCGGCGGAGGGGGCTTGCGAGCAGGGGGCACTGGTACAGCAGGACAAGGAAATGATGGCGGCGCATCTCCATCATCGGGCGATTCATCGGGAGGCGGTGGTGGAGCAAGTGCTGTTGGTGTAGCTGGTGTTGGCAATAATGGCGGTGCTGGCGGTGCTGGCTCAACTGCATTTAATGGAACAGCATACGCAGGTGGTGGCGGTGCAGGTGGTTTAAGTTCCGCTGGTGCTGGAGGTGCTGGCGGCGGCGGTAATGCAGGAACTTCTGGCAATAATGGAAGTCCCGGCACAGCAAATACTGGAGGCGGTGGAGGCGGAGGCGGTCAAGGCGCTACAGACGGTGCTGCTGGGGCTTCTGGTATTGTACTTATTCGGTACGTAGACGGGTATGATGCCGCGATAAGTACAACAGGTGCTCCAACAATTACCGTTACTGGTGGTTATCGTATTTATAGCTGGACTAGCAGCGGTTCAATTACTTTTTAAGGATGGCACATGGCTCACTTTGCACAACTTGATGACGACAACTTTGTACTACAAGTTATTGTGGTACATAACAATGAACTTCTTGATGAGAACGGACAAGAATCCGAAGCAAAAGGCATTCAATTTTTGATTTCATGGTCTGGTGGTTATTCTAATTGGAAGCAAACTAGTTATAACGGAAATATGCGTAAGAACTACGCTGGCATTGGCTACACCTTTGACGCTGGCCGTGATGCCTTTATTTCGCCCAAGCCTTACGCAAGCTGGGTGTTAAACGAAACTACGTGTCGTTGGGGTGCGCCAATACCATACCCCACAGACGAAAAAACTTACGACTGGGATGAAGCTACAACTTCTTGGGTTGAGGTTGCGGCATCTTAAAATGAATGCGCTGGCTCATACTGTTACTGCTGTTGGGGCTAGTTGGAGCCGTAGCCAAGAGCGGATGCCATGTGCGCGAGTTCTATGGGATTGCTTACACAGTCCACGACCCGACCATACGGCACAGAGAAATGATGGCGTGGCTCGACAAGAATGCGCCTTACTGCAAGTCAACCGAATACATGGTGATCTGGAACAACCTAGCAGAGTGGGCGGGCACGGCAGACTCCACATGGTTGCGTAATAAAGTTGTTCATGGCTACAAGGATGCACTTGAACGGGAAAAGAAATGACCAGAAAGCCGATACCCAGACCCAAGAAGCCATCGCCGGACACAAGGGACAAGCTGACGCTGTACGTCACGCTGATGGTAAGCACCACCCTGTGCATCTCTGTTTTGGCTATGGTCGTCAGCTTTATGCTTGGCCTTTGGGCCAAAGAGGTGGACAACGCAGAAATCTTCAAGATGATTTCACCCGCTTTTTCTACTCTTATCGGAGGCATGATTGGGTTCCTGAGTGGTATCAAACTCATGCAGAATGATGA